GTTTGATCTCGCAATTGATAATGGGTTACTGCAAAGCACTCGAATGCTTTGCACTAATTCATTTGAGATAATCCCCATCCTTAGGATGTACCGGATGGGGTTCCACTTCGCCGCCGGTCGCATGTACTGATTGCGCCTTAAGACTTGTGGGACGTTCGCCGCAGACTTAACTGGCCGATTGCGTCGCCGCACGTTTTAATGTTTTTAGTCGCTTGCTTGCTAGGCGCACCTACCCCCGTGGGTGAGTGGTGCTTGGCGACCCTAGCCCTTTGCCTTCTCCTGCGCGGGACTATGTTGTCATTCGAGGTAGATCGGTTGGGTATGTTTTTTGGTCTTAATCTCTTGTTGTTTGTTTATGGTCGTTACTATGACGACGTATAGTGGCGTTAACATGGGCGGGTTATGGTAGTTTCATGGTATGTAACGTGCACTTAACAACACACGACAACACGCCTTAACAGTGGCCACCATAGCATAAAAGACTTGACAACAGAAAACATAAGGATAACAAGCACTTACGGCGGAACGTCGAATAGACTCAGGGCGGCAGATAAGCGGGTAGTGCAAGGGGTAAGTTGCAATATACCCATAGGACAGTACAAGCCCTATACGTGCGTTACATAGGGGATTGTCTAAAGTACTTTACAGCAAGGGGTAGCCCAGCGTTAACGGGATGGAAATGGGAAGGGGTGAAAATATCATAGTGCGCCACCCTATCCGCCTGCACTACTGACAGGAACAGCGTTACTGGCAAGCACTTGGTAGCAAGTGGCAACCGATAGGCCTGCGAGCAGGTTAGGCGCACCCCATCACACTCCCATCACATCGCCGCCGGTATCCGTTGGGGTTGTTCGGAGTGTTGCTGACTAACAGTAGTCCGCACCTCGCAACAAAAAGGAGTCTCACGCGGGAGCATATTTCGCGGCGGGGGCGTGATAAACACCGACCGCGCCCACAGCTACCCCCTTTAGCGGCTCATACGGTATAACCATCGAATCCCACTGAGGAATGATTTCAGAATGCACTCACTTTGAGGCTTGTTCAGCCCCTATATGCCCACTCGATAAAGATTGGGCTCTAAGAACATATAACAAGGGCGAATCTATCTGTTACTACCTAAAGAAATACCCCCTAGAAGCCTTAAAAGGGGGGTGCATAGCGGAACAATACGGTTTAGTAATAGGTAGGGTAGGGGTAGATATTCTTAATCGCTATACACCCCTAAAAAGGCGAGTACTTAGTTAATTGTTTCGGGCCTATGGACAAACCATAGACCCCAATTCTTCTCTTCTTTCCTACATCAAGTTGCGTATACGACTGTTGGAGGAAGAGGCAAATCTATTGCATGTTTATGTGAAGGGATGCGTCCATCACGAATGGAAGTGTGATTGCAGGACGCGATACAAACGTGCTGAAAAACGTGACAAGAAAAGGCAGTGCTCTACCAAAGAATGTTGTTCCTTCTCATAAAGTACTTTAGAGGACGCGATTGAGTACCCGCTCACCAGTGCACGGGTTCATTCGGTATCAGTAATGATATGGGGCCATTCCCCGCTAGTAATGATAGGGGTTGTTCCTTCTCATAAAGTTCTTTCTGAGAAGTAACCAAATAAAACAAGCCTGGACGTACCCTGAAAAAGTCAATAAACATGCGGGTTTCAAGGGGGAGTTATTCTCCATAGAGAATTTGATGCCAATTAAAAAATCGAAAAGCGGATACAAATGGGGTTCCAAAGGTAATACCTACCCCTCTAAGCAGCAGGCACAAAAACAGGCGAAAGCCGCCTATGCGTCCGGCTACAAGAAAAAGAAGAGTTCCTACTGATGGCTGGTTTAATTCGCGCCAGAACGGCTTCTGAATACAAAACGGGTGGGGGTAAATCCCGAAATTACAAAAATGAATACAAAAAATTTCATTCCTCCCCCAAAGCGGTTGCTGAGAGAAGTTCCAGAAATAAGGCCCGCCGAAAATTAACCAAAACAGGACGGGTCAGTAAAGGCGATGGGAAAGATATTCACCACGCCAATCGAAACCCCAAAGATAACAGCACAGGAAATTTGCGGGTGATGTCCAGATCAAAAAATAGGTCAATAAAGTAATGGCAATCAATGTAGCGCCTAAAGGCAGAACTGTTGGGTACACCGCAAAAGATCCGGTAGAAGAACCAAGACCGGAAGGGGAGTTTGATCCGCTGACTCAAAAACTCTTGAGAGTGATTAAAAAGGGTAACGAGATGGAAGACTCTACGGAAAATGCCATTAAGCAAATCAATCAGGCCAGACAGGAAACCATAGGCAAGGTACAGAATCCGAGGGTGCCGAGATGATTAGCGTAGATTTCCTCAACCGCATTGCCGAAATGCGTGAGGAGTCTCGGAATCGCCGCCTTTCCGTGGCAGGCTCTTCCCTTAAACCTGCCGGGACTCCGGTAACAGGCTCCACCTTCACTTCTTCTGTGGGCACTCGCCCAGCCGCGACCACGTTTACCCGGCCTGTTGATGTCAACACGGTTGTTTACGACCCCAAAACAGGAAAGGCGTATCCGAATCCCAAAGTCGCTAGATCAGAAGGCGTAATGAGTTTCGCGTACAACATGCCTTCCGGCATCAAAATTGATTGGTCGTATTGGGATCGCTTTAAGAAAGCGCCAGAACCTCCCGTTGCGACGCATGACCTGACTCCAAGCAGTCTGGAACTTCCTTTTGAATTAACCAAGGCCACGGTCAGAACAAGGCCGGAGGCTTCGGGTGGGGTATCTGGCGGTGGCGGTGGCGGTGATGACGACGGCCCCAAGGCAATCGATTACACCAATACAAGCGCCGCTTACTGGAAAGATATTGCGGCTAACCGCGCTGACGAGGTATGGATACCCAACCTTGAGAAAACAGGTCACGCTCAAACTGTGGGCGCAGTTGCCAAGCAGTATGTCCGGGCGGTGGAAGGCAGTAACTATGCGTCCAATAAACCAACAGCGACTCGTAAGGAGATCGTGGTGGCCAGAAGGGATCGCATGGGCAAGTTACCGGGTAAGCCGGGATATGACCCCAACACTTTTGAGAGCGATAGGTAATGGCTTTTTCAAACGACTTTCTAAAACGATTCGCTCACCTTGCCGGGAGAGGGAATACGCAGATCAGCGCAAGCCCTCCGGATGTCATTAAGCCGACAGGGCAGGCGCAACTTAAAGACAGCAAGGGTGGGTCGCTTCTCTCTGACTCTTTTAGTCCTTCTGATTACCAGAAATGGAAAAGGAAGTCGTCATAAAAGCGAAGCTGAATCGTGATCAGTTTATTGACCGAGCGAAAAATTATTTACCCACGGCTACGCTTGCCCAAGCCGGAACTTTTTATAAGAACCTTCTTCAAAAGCAAAATGACCCGGAACTTCTGAGAGAACTGGCGAAAGCCGACCGGTGGTTTTTGCTGTGCATTATTTTGGGGCGCAAGGATGCGGTTCATCCGTGGCTTTATGATCGGTGTCGTGAGGTTGAGGCTACTCCTGATGGCGTCCTAGACCTGTGGGCTAGGGGTCATTACAAATCGACCATCATTACCTATGCTGGAACGATTCAGGAAATCTTAAGGAACCCCAATACCACGATAGGTATTTTTTCCCACACCCGGCCTATCGCTAAAGGTTTCTTGAAGCAGATCAAGCGTGAATTTGAGATCAACGAATTTTTGCGCGAATTATTTCCGGACATCTGCTACCAGAACCCACGGCAGGACTCCCCGCAGTGGAGTGAAGATTCGGGAATTATTGTCAAACGTAAGTCGAACCCCAAGGAAGCAACAGTAGAAGCATGGGGGCTGGTGGATGGGCAACCTATTTCCCGCCACTATGACTTAAGAATTTATGATGACGTTGTCACAAGAGACTCCGTCAACACACCTGATCAGATCGCCAAGACGACAGAAGCACTAGACCTGTCGCAAAACTTATCTGGTGGTCAGAACAGGGAGTGGTATATCGGGACGCGGTATCACTATGCGGATACCTACCGTGAATTGATTGAGCGGGGAACACAAACGAGAGTTTATCCCGCCACTGATTCAGGTTCCCCCGATGGAAAGCCCATTCTCTTATCAGAAGCTGAATGGGATAAGAAAAAATCCTCGATGGGGCAGTATGTACTGGCCTGTCAAATGTTACAGAACCCGATTGCGGGTTCAGAGCAGGTTTTCGATCCAGAATGGATTCGTCGCGCAGAAATCAGACCTCGCGTTCTGAATATCTACATCCTCTGTGACCCGGCGCACTCAAAGAAGCAATCTTCGGATAGAACGGCTATAGCCGTTATTGGCATTGACAGCGCCTTTAACAAGTATCTGCTGGATGGCCTTTGCCATCGAATGAACTTGAAAGAGCGTTGGGAAGCCGTAAAGAAGATTCGCAACAGGTGGTTGCGGCAACCGGGAATCCTGGTGGTGAAGGTTGGGTATGAAAGATACGGCAAGGATTCTGACATTGAACACTTTAAGGAAATGATGCGTATAGAGAATGGTCATTTCCCCATCGAGGAACTAGCGTGGCCAAGAGAAGGGCCAGGTTCTAAACGGGATCGCGTACAGAGATTACAGCCCGACTTTGAGAACTGGCGCTTCTTCTTGGCCCCTTCTTCAGACCAACTAACATCGCTCCAGCGTAAGGCGTTTGAGGTTGGCGATGCGGCACTCATTGTGAGGCCGCTGAAGCAGAAAGACGAAACTGGCAGGCTGTATGACGTTACTCAACGAATGATTGATAACGAATACAACCTCTTCCCCGCAGTGCACGTCGATATGTTGGACGCAATGTCCAGAATTTATGACATCAAAGCCGCTCCGCCGCAGTTGTTGGGTAGCGACGATCTTGAGCCAGATGCTTTGCCTTCGTATTGAGGATTCAGCAATGTTCAACAATCCGGATCAGGTGGCACTGATGTTTCTTTCTAATTTTACGAAACTTCAGCCCGAAGAATTGGCCGAGTTAGAGATCACTCGCGCACTGAGTGAGTTGTTATGTCAGATCGTGCAGGAGACTGTTGAGGTTATGGGCGAAAGAGAAGAGAGGGTACTGCATTGAGGCAGACGGTAAAGACAAGAAATTACAGTTGGAAAGAATTGGTTGATAAGGCGGAAGGGCCGGAACAGCCTGTCATGGTTTACGACTTTAGAAGAAGAAAGTTGTACGAGAATCCGAGCCGCCCCTATGGGCGAAAGAGGTGAGTATGCAAAAAATCATGGAAATGTGGAATAACTCAGGATTGGTCACGAAGATTGCGATAGTCGCCATCGTTGTCATTCTTGTTGGTGGGGCGTTATTTGGCGAGCCTTCAGTGGTTGAGCCTGTTAAATGACCAGGATAGTTATTGATCAACATAAGCGGTCAATGCTTAAAGAAGCTGGTGTTGTGACGATGGTTAAAAATGTGGCGGATACATTGAATAAGCATTATCCCGGCCACTTGTGGGCCGTGGGGCCAAGTAACGATTACTCCATGTTGGCTATTTGGAACGAGGGTCTTTCTGCCAAGTACGGTATGTGGATTCGGGTCACAGATATCGACCCAGAATACAGAAACGTAATGCGGTGGGCCGGTGAATTGCTCGAACGCGCAAAGGTGTCCAGAGGAAAGGTGAACGAAACAGAAATGGCATCCCTAAGTCGGGATCATACGGGTGAAGTGAAATTCGATGAATGAGGAAGCCCCCCTTAATAAGGAAACGGAACGATCTCCTTGGCTTCGATTGGCGAAGGATGCGTACACATCGTCAACGTCGTATTTGGATGCCAACTACAGGAGACAGTGGGAGAGAAATATCTCACTGTTTCAATCAGAGCATCCGTCAGGTTCTAAGTACCATACCCAGACTTATGCACATCGATCACGCCTTTTCCGGCCTAAGACAAGATCGGCGATACGAACCAATGAAGCCGCGATTGCTTCTGCGTTTTTTGCGACAGAGGATGTTGTATCAGTCTATCCGGAGAACGATTCAGACGAGAATCAAAGGGCTTCTGCGACCATACTCAAGCACCTGCTTCAGTATCGTCTAACAAAAACCATCCCGTGGTTTCAAACCTTGGTTGCCGCATACCAAGAGGCACTTGTTTTTGGTAGCGTGGTTTCGCACCAGTATTGGGAGTACAAAGAAGAAAAGGTTCGCATTAAGGAGCCGTTGTTTGATGACGCTGGAAACGTCGTCCTTAATGAGGATGGGACAGAAGCGGAGGAGTCGCGGGAAGAAACGAAGGTAGTCAAGGATTGCCCATACATCAGGCTGATTGCTTCTGAGAACTTTCGAATCGATCCGGCGGCAGATTGGAGTGACCCTGTTGGGACATCCCCCTTCGTTATCGAAGTGATCCCCATGTACATCGCAGATGTCTTGGAGAAGATGGATGATATTGATCAGAAGACGGGTGAGCCGAAGTGGAAGAGTTTAACGACTGGTGAGTTGCTTGAGTCATCCCGAAAGAGTGAGTTTGACTCCACGCGACAGACGAGGCAGGGGAACAGGCAAGACCCGCTTGCAGGTCGAGTTAACGATATTTCTGAATACACCACTGTATTCATTCATAAGAACATCATCCGCAAGAGCGGGAAAGATTGGCTTTTTTACACGGCTGGCACTGAGCATATGCTGACATCGCCCAAACCGTTACAAGAGGTTTACCCGCATCTCAGGAATGGCGAGCGTCCTTATGTGATGGGCTCAACAACGATTGAGGCCCATAAGTGTTACCCATCGTCACTGATTGAGTTGACGCAGGACTTACAGACAGCGGCGAATGACATTGCCAACCAGAGGACAGATAACGTCCAGTTGGTGCTGAACAAGCGTTACCACATTCGCAGAAGTTCCAACATCGACATCCATGCACTCAAGAGAAGTGTGCCGGGTGGTTCTGTGATGATGGATGATCCGATGACAGATGTTCAGGTCGTGAATACGCCAGATATTACAGCGAGTGCGTACGAGGAACAGGATCGACTCAACGTAGATTTTGATGACCTTGCCGGTAATTTCTCTCAGGGGACAGTGCAAACCAATCGCCTGATGAACGAAACCGTTGGCGGCATGGAGATGTTGTCCGGGCAGGCTAACTCCCAAATGGAGTACATGGTCAGGACATTCGCTGAAACGTGGATAGAGCGTGTACTGATGCAGTTGGTTCGTCTGGAGCAGTACTACGAAACCGATGAAGTGGTGATGAATATTGCAACGAGTCGCGCTGAACAGGATGCAAATGCTGAGGCGGGCTCATTTCAGAAGTTTACTGGTGATGAAGCCGATGAATTACTACGCCATGAAATGACGGTCGGTGTAAATGTTGGTATTGGCGCGACTGACCCTGTCAAGAAGATTGAAAGATTGCTTATGGGCATCAGAACGATGGGGGAAATCAATCCGGACATCGTTAACTCATTAAATCTGGAGGAGATCAGCAAGGAAGTATTTGGTGCATTAGGTTACAAGGATTCCAAACGATTCCTCGCACCACAGGATCAGGCCCGTATCGATCAAATGGCTGGGCAGTTGGACGAGATTACTGCCGCCGTTGAACACCTGATGCAACAGGGATCGTCTAAGGAAATGGATGTTCAAGGTCGCATTCTTGCCGCACAGATCAAGGGGCAGGCTGATGTTACCGCCGCCAAAGAGAAGGCGATGGGTGAGATGCGATCCACTCAGATGCAGACCGATTCCGCAGAGCGTCGTGACTCAATGAATCAACAGATAAGAATGATTGATTCACGCATCAAGGCAGAAAAGAACGATATCGCAAGAGGTGAACTGCTACTTCAGAAAGAGGCACTGGTTCACAAGATGATGATGGATCAGCCCGATATCGGAATTGACCCGGAAGGTAAAAAGATGAGTGAGGTTTTGATGAATGATCAATACGGCAGTGTTCAAGGGGCGGAAGGTTGAGCCATTTGCAAGAGATGGAGATGGGTTATGCCGAGCATTGGGCTAGGTCTATGAAGTATTCGTGGAGGTTTTTCTCCCTGTGGATAACTTCTCTGATTCATGCCTTTGCTCCAAACATCTTTATGAGAACCGCAAGAACTTCAATCGAGAAGATGCACGCTGAGATCACTTGACTGACGAAGCAGAATTATTAATTGCGGAGGCCCGACTTGGGCTTCAAACAAAAGAATTTCTAAGTTCCAAGGTAGGTCGGTACATCCTCGGACGAGCGGATAAAGCCAAGCAGGAAGCATTTGATTCTTGGACTCTCGCAAATCCAGAGGACGTAGAAACCATTCGTGAACTTCAATTCCGCGCTCGATTGCCCTCTTTAGTCATTACTTGGCTTGAAGAGGCTATCAATCAAGCAAAACACGCAGAGGAATCTCTGCAAGAGATAACAAGGGGTTAATTGTTATGGCCGATGATGCTATCCAACAGGACGTTTCTGAAACCAAGGGGGAACATTTATCGGAGCAGCAATCTGCGTTGGAACGGATTGCGGCTACGGTACATGAGGGTCACGAAGCCTATGATGACGAGTATAGGGAAGATGAGCCGACTAGGAATGAGCCTTTAACGCCATTATTACGCAAGGACGATCAGTGGTACGTCAGTGCGAAAGTTGATGGTGAAGAAGTCGAAATTCCTTACGGCGATGTTCTAGCGCAGTATCAAAAGAACTCATCTGCCGATAAACGCCTTCAGGAAGCCGCTGAACGCCAACGTGAGTTGGCTGAATATGAAGCGAAACTGAATGCTTTCCGCGCTCAATTAGAAGCGCAAACAAGCCAGCCATCTTCGGACGCTGGTGAAGAAGTATCGCCATCCGATTCGGACGCGACTGACGACCTTTATGGTCAATACCACGATGCCCTCTTTCAGGGCGATGAAGCGAAAGCAAACCAAATGCTTAAGCAGATTCGCGCCGCAGAGAAGCCAAAGGCTCAATCGATTGACGTTAAGTCAATTATCGAGAGAACCAAGGCGGAAATGCGGGAAGAGGAGAAAGCGGCCCGCGAACAGGGTTATGAAGTTAGGCGACAGGAAGCCGTCAAGATGTTTCATGACGAGTATCCAGAGATAGTTGCTGATCCTTCATTGCTTGCTGTTGCAGACCGCCGTTCTGCGGAACTTTATCAAAACGACCCTACCCGTGATCCGTGGGAAATCATGCAGGAGTGTGGTTCCTACGCCAAGGATTGGCTGTTCAAGTACGTTGAGCAGTTGGGCGGGAAAGCCGATAAAGGACGACAACAAAGAAAGCAGGACATGGATGAGGTTGCTCCGGTCAATGCTCGCGCTCACTTAGGCGAGGATGAAACCGAACCAACTTACTCCGACATCATTACGGAAATGCGACAACAAAGAGGTCAGTTAGTCTAATTTCCATTCTTCATTTTTTCGACTAAGGAAACACACTCATGGCTGGACAAGTATGGGGAACCAGTAGCCTCGGTGGCTATATGTACTCCCTAAATTTAAGTAAAGAGTTACGTGTTTCTCTGCGTCCGATAGTGAAGTTTCGTCAGTTTGCCGACGTAAAGGATGCGGCGCATCAAGGGCTCAGTAAGGGCGACACGTTCCATTGGAATGTGTACTCAACTGTTGCTACTGCTGGTGCGGCGTTGACTGAAGGTACGGCGATTGCCGAAACAAATTTCACCATCTCGCAGGGAACCATGACCATCGGCGAGTACGGAAATAGTATTCCGTTTTCGTCAAAACTGGACGATTTGTCTGAGCAACCTGTTAAGGAGATCATACATAAGGTCCTAAAGATAGATGCGGCCCAAGTGCTAGACGATCTGGTTGCTGACCAGATTGATGCTACGCCTCTACGGGTTGTACCTACTGCCGGTACGGCAACCGATACGGTTGTGCTGACCACCAATGGAACCGCAACGGCAACCAACAATGTCGCGCTAGGCAAAGATCACATCAAAGCCGTCGTTGACACAATGAAAGAGAGAAACATTCCTGCTTATAGCGGGGACGATTATTTCTGCATTGGTTGGCCCACTACGTTCCGCACCATGAAGAATAATTTGGAATCCATCTCGCAGTACGTCGAGACAGGCTTTCAGATGATTCGAAATGGTGAGACAGGGCGTTATGAAGGTGTCCGTTTTGTTGAGCAGACTTACCGCGCCAAAGGCGGTGCGGCGGCTGGCATGGGTACTGCGGCTGCTGCGTGGTCAAATGCTAAGTCCGATTGGGCTGTCTTCTTGGGTTCTGACACTGTCGCAGAGGCTGTCGCTATTCCCGAAGAGGTTCGAGGGAAAATTCCGACCGACTTCGGAAGATCGCGGGGGATCGCCTGGTATTATTTGGGCGGTGCTGGCCTCGTTCATACAACCGCCGCACAAGCACGTTGTGTCTTGTGGGACAGCGCGGTTTAAGGGGGGCATATGGCACAGTCTACTCAAGGAGTTGGTGTTAAGAGTGGTCTTTCTGATCAACAGAAGATCACTGATTCTCTCGCCTCGCTTGGCTTGGCATCTAAAGGCAAAGACCAGAAGCCTTCTGGTACTGGTACTTCGTCTAGTGCGCCACATGGCACACGTCTAGATGGCGGCAGTTAGGTAACAGTGAGGGGGGCGGAAACGTCCCCCTCATTATCTATGGAACATTTTTGGAAAGAGTTTTTCCACGCCTCCGGTGGGCATATGAACGAAAATAAATATTGGAAGAAAGAAAAGAACATGGACAAGTCTTCTATCGTGTGCCGAACCCCCGGAGTGGGGCCGCATATGGTTGATGACTTTGAAAAGGGTGAGGTGTACCGGGAAGAAATGCATCCGGCGCCTAAACTCTGGTCTTTTTCACTAGCGCCTTTTCGTAGGCAACGACCCGTGAATAAATAGCCATGGCATACGGCGATCCAAGCGCACCAGAAGCTGATCCAGCAGATGAACACGGAGAGCAGGGTCCGCCCGGTGGACAAAATGCTGCTCATGCGGCACCGGCAGGTCCGGGTCAAGAAGCAGACGAGGGTCATGATGTTGATATGAATCTGACCGATGAGGTTGATTACTCTCCCTATGATGATACTGACCTCAAAGATATGCAGAAGGACTTTACTACGAGGCAGAATGCATTACCCGCTCGTCACCAACACGATGCACATGCCATAAGAAGTCAGTTGCGGTCACTTACGGAGAATGTCAGGTCTACAAATCCGGCGACAACGTTTGGTATCAGTTATTCGAAAGACCGCCACACTCAGCAAGAAAAGCAGAACATGGTTCAGTCCTTTATTGATGAGCATGGCAAAACGATTGACAGTCTGTCTAAATCCCACAGTGCAGAGGTGAACGCGGCAAACAAGGATGGCAAGAAAGGTGGCCTTCTGAGTGGTGCTATGTCCGCTACGCAAACCCCTGCGGGTATGGTTATGGGAATGGTGGGCGGAGTCGTTGGGACTCTAGGAATGGCGTTGAGTGGGGCGCTGTCTGCGGCGGGGCTTCAGCATAACCCCATTGATATGGAGACAGACCTAGATTCGTTGATGCAGGAGGTTGGCCTTAAAGAGAAGGACGCGCAGTCTGATGTAAGTGATCCCGACTATTTGTATGAGAAAAATATGTGCGCGACCAAAAAGGGATTTAAGTGGGACGACGAGACGAATACCTGCGTAGTTGATACCGCTGAGATCAGTTTGGTTGATGTGGTTGATCCTGTTTGAGGGTAGTTAAATTACCCAGCGGCAGATGGCAGGATTCGACAGATGAGCAACTTGGCGGGATAAGAGAGAACACGGTTTGCCTTGTTCGCTATGGTGGTTATGGCGACATGCTCCAATGCAGTTCAATTTTCCCCATTCTCAAAAAGCAGGGCTTCAGAGTCTGTGTTAACTGCTCTGAACGGGGCGCTCAGATTCTCAAGAATGACCCGCATGTCGATGAATTACTCACGCAATATGACGAACAGGTTCCCAATGCTGAATTAGGCGAGTATTGGGACAGGATAGCCCCGCTATTCCAAGGGTTCATCAATCTTGGTCAGGTAGTTGAGGTTGGCCTTCTCTGCACGCCTAATGAAGAAGAGTATTTGTGGCCAACAGAGAAGCGGCACAAAAAATTAAATAAAAACTATAGCGAGGCCTTGCACGACAGGGCTGGAGTCGAATATTCATTCGACAACACCTTCTTCCCAAGCACTTCAGAGAAGAAGTGGGTTGAGCGCGAGCGGCGGAAAATGTCTATCGGCTCAAATCATTACGTGATCGTAGTTACGCTTTCTGGTTCATCTGTTCATAAAGCCTACCCCCATATGGATGCAGTGATGGCGAGAGTTTTGATCGCTATGCCAGAAGTCCGTTTTGTCATGGTGGGTGATGAGTTTTGCCAGATACTGGAAGTTGGGTGGGAAAAAGAAAAAAGAGTATCTGCAAGGAGCGGCAAGTGGTCTATTCGCAAGACCCTGGCATTCGCTCAAAGGGCTGATTTAGTTGTTGGCCCAGAAACAGGAGTTCTCAATAGTGTGAGCATGGAGGATGTGGCCAAGGTTGTTTTGTTGAGCCATTCGTCGAGAGAGAACCTTCCTAAGTATTGGGTTAACACAACATCCATTGTTCCTGACGGTGTTGACTGCTATCCATGTCACAAGATTCATTTCAGTTTTAAGACGTGCAATAGAGATGACGAAACTGGCGGAGCCATGTGCGCCGCAAAGATCGATCCCAACACCGTAGTTAAGGCAATCGAATACCACAGAAATTTGAAATATGACGTTCCTAGAACTTTGTCAAACAGTTAGGCAAGAAGTCGGTGTCTCAGGTACTGGCCCCAGTACGGTTGTTACTCAGGAAGGCCAGCTAAAAGCGATCATCGATTTTGTCGCAGAGTCTGATCACCAGATACAGGGGCTGTGGAAGGATTGGAGTTTCCTTTGGGCGCAGTACTCCTCGACATTATCAACAGGCACTGAAGCCCCGGCGTTAACTAAGCCCACTGATCTTGGTACGTGGGATATGCGATCCTTCTTTTTGGATTACACGTCCGACGATTGGACGAATCTTAGTCCCCTTGAGTATGTTGAGTTCAGGTCTTCGCAACGGCAAGGGACGCAGACCAATGCAACGCCGACATATGTTGTGGTTAAGCCGGATGAATCCCTTATCGTTTATCCACGACCAGACAAGGCTTACACGATTACGGCTGATTATTGGCAATCTCCGACACGGATGGCGGCTAACGCTGACGTGTCAGTAATCCCAACGATGTATCACCGGATAATTGTGTCTAGGGCCAAAACAATGTGGGCAGAAAGAGAGGAAGCCCCAGAGATTCTGCTGGCGGCATCGGCTGAGTATCAAGACATACTCGACAAACTAGAAGCCAGGTCATTGCCTGATCAAAGAATGCGTAGGTTGAGTAGCGTGGATACTGAAGAGGTCATCCAGGTCATATGACGAATATTTATGCCGACTTAGTATCTAGGAGTTCGTTTCCGTCATCCTCTCTGAGAGCAAAGTATTTCGCTTTTGAGGGTGGGGAGGTGCTTACTGATCCAGCCCTTTCAACTTCGCCGGGTTCCCTTTTGTATGGGAAGAATTATGAGGTGTATCCGGAAGGCGGTTATCGCCGTGTCGATGGTTTTGAACGGTACGACGGACGAGTTAAGCCTTCGGAAAGTATTTACTGGATTATTGAATTCCAAACTGGAACGGTGGCGGCGGTAGATACGAATGTTATTACTGGCGCAACGTCAGGCGCTACTGCTGAACTCATTGTTAATACGGTAGTGGAAAGTGGTTCTTATGCCGGAAGTGATGCGGTTGGGTACATGGCTGTTGCCTTGCTCACAGGAACTTTCCAAGTAGGAGAAAATATCCAGGTCAGTGCTTCAACTGTCGCGGTAGTGAAAACTATCGAAAATTCTCTTGGCGCCGCTACCGACGCGCTGGATTCGACTTACTCTCAAGCGTCAATTGAAAGGGCGAGGTCGAAAATTGGCGTTGTGACGGGATCAGGCCCGATTCGTGGGGTGTGGGTCTATAACGGGGATATCTATGCTTTTAGGGATAACGCTGGTGGAACAGCGTGCAAGATGTATAAAGCAAGCACTACTGGATGGGCCGCTGTTGATCTGGGGTCTTATATAGATTTTGATCTTGGGACGGAGGAATTCTCCGAAGGAGACACGGTAAAGCAGGCTGACACCACCACAACAGCCACGGTAAGACGTATCGCATTACGCGCTGGGTCTTACGCTATTGATAGCGCCGAAGGGTTGTTTGTCCTGTCTGATATAAGTCACACGGTTGCATCGGTAACGATAACAGATGGGGGCTCTGGATATACTGCTCCCGAAACGACTCCCGTTACTTTTAGCGATCCGCCAAGCGGAGTCACTGCAACTGGAAGCGTAACAATTTCAGCAGGCGCCATCTCAGTAATTACGATTGAGACTGCGGGAAGTGGTTATGTGTCAGCGCCCACAATAACACTTGGTGGAACGGGCTCAGGATTTGCTGGAACAGTTGTTATTAGCGATGCTTTTGCGGATAACAAGACGCTATACAAATACAGCACGACAGTTCTCTCCACTATTAATTCCAGTGTTTTTACCATCCCCGTTACCGATGTATCGGACTTTCCGGATACAGGAACAGTAACGATTGGAACGGAAAAGATTACTTACACGGGGAAAACCGGAAGCACCAGTCTGACTGGTTGTGTGCGTGGCGCCCACAGCACTACTCCGGCAGGTCATACCGCAGGCGATTTGGTCATGGCGCATCGCGCCTTGTCTAAAGGGATTAGACAAACAGTCGCTCTTGTTCCCGGTGGCCGATACGAGTTTATCAATTACAACTTTGGTGGAAGCACATCCAGTAATCGAATGTATGGATGTGATGGGTTCAATCCCGCCTTTGAATTTGATGGGACGTATTGGGTTCCAGTATCCACGGGGATGTCTATCGATACACCACGGCATATAACCGCCCACAAGAAGCACTTGTTTCTAGCCTTCCATAAAGGTTCGTTACAGCATTCCGGTATCGGCCTTCCTTACTCATGGACTGTGATTACGGGCGCCGCTGAACTTGGTACGGGCGATGAAATAACTGGGCTACAGGTAATGCGCGGTGATTCGATGGCAATCTTTAATCGCAATCGCACCTACATCTTGTATGGAACCAGCATTGCAGATTGGAACCTTAAAACATTCTCCAATAACTCTGGTGCGGTTGAGTACACCGTTCAGAATCTTGCAGAAACTATTTACTTAGATGATAGGGGAGTAACGAACCTGTCAGCGGTTAATGCGTATGGTGATTTTGCGATCTCATCACTGAGTAAAAAAATTAAACCAGTAATTGACTCAAAAAAGGGAAAATCAATTTCTTCGGTGCGGGTTAGGTCGAAGGGTCAGTACCGCTTGTTTTTTAATGACGGCACTGCGGTTTTTGGAACATTTGCTGGTAACAAATTGGCTGGGTTCATAAGGGCAGACCTTGGGAAGGTTGTGTATTCAGTTTGCTCTTCAGAGGACGCTGATGGGGATGAGATTTTATTCTTTGGTTCAAATGACGGGTACATCTATCAAATGGACAAGGGAACGTCTTTTGATGGAGCCAAGATAGAAGCGATGTTACGGCTTTCGTATTACCACTACGACACGCCAACACGGAATAAACGGTTCAGAAAGATTCATTTCGAAATGTCGGCAGGCTCTGATGTTTCTCTGAAGTTTATGCCCGCGTACTCATACGACAGTCCAGAAGTCCCAGAAGCGAGGGAGTTGGATATGTCGGTGACGGCTGACGGTGGCTACTGGAATATTGATAACTGGGATACGTTTAATTGGTCATCTGCTGTTGTGTCTACAGCGGAACACAATATTGAAGGTGTTGGAACAAACATGGGTTTATTGATTTTGTCTGAAGCGACATATGAGCAACCACACACGCTACAGGGCGTTACGGTGCATTACTCGCCACGGAGGATTAGGCGCTAAATGGCTAACGATTATTACACTAGACAGGGCTCTTACACACAGGGGACTCTTGCAAGGGGCGACGTTGTTAAGTCGGATTTTGACGCTTTGGTCACTGCTTGGGACACTGGCGAACTCAATGTTAAGAGGGCGATTAAACTCCCCAATGAATCTACAGACTTTGAGATAACGGCCAACGCCGCCACTCGCGCTGGGAGCATTATAGGCTTCGGTTCCGGGGGCGCTTTAGACCTTCAAACAGGTGTTGGCCTATGGCAAGGGACATGGGCGACAGCAACAGCATTTTCATTACGCGATGTTGTCGTTGATGGCTCGTCTGGCGCAAGCACAGACAGTCTCTACATCTGCATCGTCGCACACACTTCTGGCACTTGGGCTACTGACCTATCAGCGGCCAACTGGGAGTTGATGGTTGATGTTGAGGAGGCCAGAAACTGGGCCAAGAAAACGGATGGCTATGTTACTGGTAGTGATAGTTCCTCGAAGGCTTGGGCTGTCGGTGGAACGAACATTACCGACACCGCTGCAGCGGGCGCCTCTAAAGAGTGGGCCATCAGCGCAGAAGATGACACTGTTGATGGAACCAGTTACTCGGCCTTGCACCATGCCGCAAAGGGCAGTGCCAGCGCTACCGCTTCTGCTGTCAGCGCGACGGCAAGCGCGGCCAGCCAAGCGACCTCTACCGCCCAAGCCACGATATCAACGGCTCAAGCCGTCATCGCAACGACTCAGGCAACGAATTCTGCGTCCTCGGCAACCTCTTCGGCTTCGAGCGCAACGGCATCAGCCGCATCAAGCGCCAGTGCCGCCGCCGCTTATGATGATTTCAATGATCTGGAGTTAGGCTCCAAATCCTCAGACCCGACGCTTGATAATGACGGTGATGCGTTGGTAGACGGGGCGCAATATTTTAATACGACAAATAACGTCAAGATGGTGTATGACTTAGCCACGACCACTTGGTTAAGAACAACACCAACCACGACAGATCAGGGTCACATCAACACTCTCAGCGGGATCAGTGCGGCTGTGTCGAATGTGTCTTCGATCAGTGCGGACGTGACGGGGGTGAATGCGATTTCAAGTGATGTCACCGCAGTCGCGGCAGATGCAACTGATATTGGGGCGGTAGCTGGTAAGGCTACCGAAATAGGCCTCCTTGGAACAGCGGATGTGATTGCTGACATGGCGCTTTTAGGAACAGCGGATGTCGTTTCAGACCTAAACACCGTTGCCTCTGCCGATTTTGTAACTGATTTGAATCTTATTGCGACTGCCGATTTTGTTGCGGATGCGAACACACTCGCTACAGCAGACGTTGTGAGCGACATGAACATTTTGGCTACGGCAGACATCGTTGCTGATATGAATGTACTCGGCACAGCGGACGTTGTTGCCGACATGAATACGCTGGGTACAAGCGGCAATGTGACGAACATGAATACTCTTGCGGGTATCAGTTCGGACATAACTTCCGTGGCCGCAGATGCAACTGACATAGGTGCGGTCGCGGCGAAGGCAACAGAGATAGGGCGTCTGGGAACTGCCGACGCAGTGGCAGACATGGCGATTCTCGGCACAGCCGATGTCGTTGCCGATATGAACACTCTCGGAACTGCTGACGTGGTGACTGATTTGAATCTGCTCGGAACGGCAGATGTTGTTGCTGATATGGCGTTGCTTGCCACAACCGATGTCATTGCGGACATGGCCATCCTAGCAATCGCCGATGTAGTGACCGACTTGAACACTTTAGGAACGGCGGACGTAGTCAGTGATCTAAACACTTTAGGAACGGCGGATGTAGTTAACGACATGAATGTGCTGGGAACGAGCGGTAACGTAACCAACATGAATACGCTGTCAGGAATAAGTGCTGACATAACTGCTGTATCGGGCAAGGCAACGGAAGTGGGTCGCCTTGGAACCGCTGATGCGGTGGCAGACATGGCGCTCCTCGGAACCGCCGACATCGTTGCTGATATGAATCTATTGGCGATTGCTGATGTCATATCAGATATGAACACGCTGGCAGTTGCCGATGTGATTTCAGATATGAATGTTCTGGCAACGGCTGACATAGTTGCCGACATGAATACGCTCGGAACAGCGGATGTAGTCACCGACTTGAACACACTTGGAACGGCAGACGTTGTAAATGATATGAATGTTCTTGGCACCAGTGGGAATGTCACGAACATGAACACTCTGTCGGGAATCAGTTCCGACATTACTGCCGTAGCGGGGAAGGCTACCGAAGTAGGGAGACTTGGCACCGTAGACGCTGTTGCCGATATGGCAATTTTAGGCACAGCCGATGTCGTAATTGATCTAAACACTTTGGGAACCGCAGACGTGGTTGCCGACCTGAACACGCTCGGTACAGCCGATGTAGTCAACGACATGAATGTTCTCGGCACATCAGGCAACGTCACAAATATGAACACCCTGTCGGGTATAAGTGCCGACATTACTGCCGTGGCGGGTAAGGCAACGGAAATTGGATTGTTAGGCACGGCTGATGCGGTTGCCGATATGAACACGCTGGGAACGGCGGACGTTGTTGCCGACATGAATACCCTCGGTACGGCTGATGTAGTTGTCGATATGAATACCTTGGCAACGGCAGACGTTGTGGCCGACCTCAACACCTTGGGAACAGCAGATGTTGTGAATGACATGAACGTGCTAGGCACAAGCGGGAATGTCACCAACATGAACACTCTCGCGGGAATATCTAGCGACATAACAACGGTTGCCACCAACGAGGCTTCGATTCAGCGGTATAGCGACGAATATACGATTGCGTCGAGTGCGCCCGGAAGCCCTGCCGCTGGCGACCTCTGGTACGATTCAACGGGCAATCAACTTAAGTATTACTCGGGTTCCTCGTTCGTTGGTATCGCGCCGGGAATCGCGGCAGTTGTTGATGATTCGACACCGGAACTCGGTGGCAACATCAATTTCAACACCTACTCCGCCAGTAACTTTGCATCAACAGGTATTGATGACAACGCAGATGCGTTGGCGATGACCATCACTGCCGCTGAGAACATTGGTATAGGCGTTGCCGACCCTGATGCGAAGCTAGAAATTAATGGTCAGATAAAGATCACATCCTCCCCGACTAACGGGTACTTTCTTAAATCCGACGCGGATGGGTTAGCGACGTGGGCAGATGCAACACCCGCCGATGGATCGATCACGTCAACGAAGATTACCGATGGCACAATTGTTAATGCGGACATCAATGCAAGTGCGGCGATTGCTAAGACTAAGTTAGCAGCCCTCGACATTGTTAATGCGGACATCAACGCATCAGCCGCAATAGCAAAAACGAAACTAGCAGCACTGGCGATTGTTGATGCGGATGTGGATGCTGGTGCCGCAATAGCAAAATCTAAACTAGCCGCGCTTGCGATTGTTGATGCGGATGTGGATGCTGGTGCGGCGATTGCAAAAACTAAACTCGCCTCGCTCGATATTGTTAATGCCGATGTGAACGCATCAGCGGCTATAGCAAAGTCAAAATTAGCAGCCCTCGACATCGTCAATGCCGACATCAACGCCAGTGCGGCAATAGCCACGTCGAAGATCAGTGGTTTGGCTACCAGCGCAACAACCGACACGACCAACGCTGATAACATTGCAAGTGGAACACTTGATGCAGCACGAATCGGAACAGGCGCGATCACTGCCGCACACCTTGCTGCCGATAGTGTTGCCGCGAGTGAAATAGCGGCAGGGGCTGTCGGGTCATCTGAACTTGCGGTGAACGCGGTGACGCTTACTGAATTGGAAGACGGCACACAAGGCGACGTTTTAATTTATGGAGTATCAGGCGCGCCGACTCGCCTGTCTCAATCAACTTCTGGATATGTTTTAACCACAAAGGGATCAGGCGCTAACCCGGTATGGGAAGCGGTCGCCGACAACTCAATACCGATGGCCCTAGCACTAGGATAATTTCATGGCAAATAATTTTTACTTACGGACGAAAGCTGGGGTCACCACTGTCCAATCAGTGTACACGGTGGGATCGAGCAGGACAGCGATTGTCATTGGTTGTCTACTCGCTAACGTCCACGCATCATCCAGCGCCAAGGTTGATGTGGAAATAACCACTGCATCGACTACGGGCGAAAATGCTGACAATCCAAAGATCGTGTACCAAGTGCCTATCCCGAGCGGCAGTTCTTTGGAGGTGCTT